TGCAAAGGCTAGGGAACTGGCGGCACGGGATCGTAATCGTCAGACTTGGTTTTCGCGATTGGAGGCCGGGGTTTTTCAAAAACCCTATCCTATGGCTCCCGGCAGGACTGTCGATGTTAACCTGGATTGTTCTAATCTGGGCACAGCATTGTGTATTCAAGCTTCTGCCTTGGTTCGTTGCCCACCTGTGGTTCCAGATGGTGCTTTTCCTGTGTTTGGTTGTGATACGTGTGGTGATACTTGCCACAGCATTGTCAACGTTGGTACTAGTTTGGCTCGCTTGTGTAATGAATGCAGAAGCAAACGTCGAATCAATGTTGATAGGGCTCTTGACCGTGGTCGTTTACGTTACGCAGCTCAATGGACTCGTCTCTTGATGTTCTTCATGATGTTGTGTAACGTGATGGCGCAGGAACCCATTAGTGTTAACACTATTGGTATGGTTTGGACGCTTGGTGTTTTGGGTTTGGGTTTTTGTGCGATGATGTGCATTCTTTGGTTTATGGTCACAACACGCAACATGATTTTTATGGCGTGCGTTACAGAATACACTTCATTAAAGATGTTTTTCAACATGGAGTACGTGCGTTTAAAGGTGTTTTCTTACGCACAGTATAGTGTGTGGATGGCACTAGGCGTGGACACCGTTAACGCATTTAACAGGCGAGCTGATGAAATGGCCACTTGGACGAAGGTTAGCGTCGTTCTAAGTGGGTTGTCATCGTTTTGTACGGTTGGACAGTGCGTGGCTACGGTTGTTGGTTGTTTTACAGCTTCTCCCCCGTGTGTGAAAGTTCCTTTTCGTCCGGAGGTACGCACAAGTCCGCGTATGAGTGAATTTCGTTCTTCATCAAATCGCCTTATGCATTTGGTGACGTCATCGTTGTCGGTACTAGTGATTGGTGCGGCTGTCTTTTTGGGTTTGAAGGACTCAGAAACAATTATACGTTGGAAACGCGTGTTGATGGAATCTGAACATGCCATTTATTTCATTGACTTGCTCAAACGTTATTTCTGGGATAGGGAAGATGTTTTCATTCCAGATAATTTTGATTTGTATCCGGACCAACAAGTTGTCGCCCAATACACGTATAGCTTGGGTTTGCCAAAAACTGGTTTTGATGGTTCGAACGCCCAATGGTTGGCGGGTTCAGGTTGTAAGGATTGTGTTGGTTGCGAGCTTAATGGTCATGAAGCGAGTTTGCGATGTAATGAAGCAAACACTCCGCGAATCTACATTTTTGATCGAAAAGTTAGTAAGTGGATTGAAACGGAGATGGCTTGTTTAAAGTATCCCAATCGGGACAGTTTTTGTCGTTGCCATCGATCTGATGCCGTGATGATATTGTTGGGTAAGGCCACTCCGGCGGAACAAGCTCCAGAGGTTGGCCTTCCACCAAAGCAGGGTTTAGGACATGAAGGACGATCTCATTTTGAGTCTGTGCGTGAGGATCTCCAAACGTATTTTGTTTGTAAGACGCCTGACGCACCTGAGGTTTCTTTTCCTTCAAGTATGGATCAGTTGCTGAAGGAGGCTTTTGCAGATAATGATGCAGCCAATGCAACAATTGATGCCATGAAAGCTACAGAAGGTAAATCCTCTCCCTCCCTCTGTTGCTCCGCAGGTGAGTGTGTGTTGTTACCATCTTCATCGTCTGATGAAGTTAAAGTTGCTTCGG